CCACGAGGCAGATACGGAACTTCGCGCAGATGGAGGAGATATCGGACAAGTCTTGGAAGACTGGTCGGATGATACCACCTGCACCAGCGGCACCAGCGGAACGGAAGATCGGTGCCTTAAGCGAATCGCAAAGGATGACCGATGGCTGACCCTTGAACTTCAGGATATGCTCAAAGATCGTTTCGAGGAGGATAGCCTCGTCTGTATCAGCATGTGGCACCGGCTCACCGATGTCAACTGCTGTCACACGCTTCGACTCAGCACGCGCCAGAGCAAGCGATACGCCCTTCAGAAAGGTGGTCTTACCACCCTCTGCAGGGCCAGTAACGATGTTCAAACCATACGGGAGCACGAATTCAGTGCCGCTCACGCTGATGGTCATTCCAAACGCTTCTTCGGCACCATATGGCACCCAAGCGTAGCCACGCATCTGCGTGATTTCGTGGGATTCGCGGAAGAATGATTGAAGGGAACCGTCCTCCATGATCATGGTCTTACGGTTACCAAGCGCGATGACGAACTTCGTCACCGGCTTCAGGTGGGACGGACTTTCTGTCACATCCGGTGTGGCGGCTGATGGGCCGCCGGAGACGATGCTTTCAGCAGCGTCCGCGACGGTCTGAGTCGCCGCCTTCGCGGCAGCTTTCAGTGCACCAAGTCCTGTTTTCTTGCTAGGCATAGATCATTCCTGAGTAATGTTTTTCGAGATATTTGCCGACCAGTTCACGGTCGACTGGCTCTTCAAAGAGCTTAGCCACATCTGGAGAGATCTGGTCTGCGTCGTACTTATATCGAAGTTTCTCGGGGTCGAGAAGAACTTCTAAGTCCATCGCGGATTCATATCGCACTTCGGGCATCTTGAGCGCATCAAGCGCCCTGCCAGCCAGAGCATCAAGATTAGTCTTGGTGCTCTTTTGCCAGTTACGACTGACAATCTCCCAAGCGGTACCAAACGACGGGTTAGCGCCGTAAAGCGCCTGCCTCTCGTAGAAACCAATGGGCCAGTAGCGGCGGAACTTGGATCCGATTCCCCTCTCAGGGACGAACCAACGCATCATACTGCCGATGCGCGGGATGACGCGCATCTGGTCAGTGCGCTCTCCCTTTTCATTCCACCACGTCGTCAGGTTACCAGTGAATACCTGGCCCTTTTCGACGTCGGCTGCGAAGTATGAGTAAGTGTAATCCCCATCCTTCTTTGCCAACGTGACAGCCTTGAACTCCTCCGCAAGGGAACGAGTGGCGAACAGCGCTAGGTTGTCGTCTCCAAGGTTCATATCCGCGGATAACGGATCCTCACCTTTGAGCCAACGTTCCATGCGCACATCCATATCGCCAAGGATCTTGTCAAGCTTGGATAGGGCATCGAAAACGCCCCCTAGCTTACCTTCGAT